CGGTTGCGTCGTCATCGGCGTGGCCATGGGGCTGTGATGCGGCAGGTGCTCAAGGATTTGGCCGCAGCCGTGGGCCTGGTGCTGGCGTGTGCGCTGCTGTCTTTCGTGCTGCCTGCGCGTGCCCAGGTGCCGCAGGCAGCGCAGCAGCACCGCGCGCTGCTGGTGCGCACGGCGCATGCCGCCTGGGGGCTTGATGCGCCCGTGGCCGTGTTCGCGGCCCAGGTGCACCAAGAGAGCGCCTGGCGCCCTGATGCGGTCTCGCGCGTGGGCGCCCAGGGCCTGGCGCAGTTCATGCCCGCTACCTCGCGCTGGATCGCGGGCATTGATCCTGTACTGGCCGCGCAGCAGCCCTTTAGCCCGGCCTGGGCGCTGCGCGCGCTGGTCACCTACGACCGCTGGCTCTACGACCGCACGCCCGCGCACTACACGCCGCGCGAACGCATGCATGTCGCCCTGCGGGCATACAACGGCGGGTTGGGCCACTGGCAGGCGGAGGCGGCGGCTACCGGGGCCGTGCGGCCCACGCTGGCCCAGGTGGATGCGGCATGCGGCAAGGCCCGGCGCGCTGCCGTGCACTGCGCCGAGAACCTGGGCTACCCCCACCGCATCCTCGTTTTGATCCAGCCGCGCTATGCGGCCTGGGGGCCGGGGCTATGAACGGCCGCGCCCTAGTCATCGCGGCCGCCATTCTCGGCGCCATCGCGGGCGTGAAGCTGTGGGAATCGCACCTCATCGCCAAGGGCGATGCCCAGGGCGCAGCGCGTGTGCAAGCCGCCTGGGATGCGCAAGAGGACGCCCGCAGCCAGGCCACCGCCCGCGACAACGCCATCAAGTTTCGTAACGCCGAAAGGACCGCCCATGAAGACGCCAAGCGCGAGGCTGCGCGGGCTGCTCGTGACGCTGCTGCTGCCGCTGCTGTGCGCGGCCTGCGCGCCGAGATTGCCCGCCTCAACGCCCGCCCCGATCCCTACCCGGCAGGAGATGCCGGACTTGCCGCCTGCGCTGGCGAAGCCGCCACCGCCCGAGAGCTACTCGGAGAGAGCAGCGGCGCATATCAGCAACTGGCAGCAGAGGCTGACGGGCTCCGCGACCAGGTGATCGGCCTGCAGCAGTTCGCCCGCGACGTATGCCGTGCGGGCACGGGAGGCGCCATTGACCGATGACATCGACCGCGCCCAGGCGCGCGAAGCCGAGCTGCTTGCCGATGCCCTGCGCGACCACGCGCGCCGCGCTGGCCTGGCGGGCAAGACGGTGGCCGACTCGGCCGAGTTCTGCGGCGAGAACGCAAGCGGCGCTCTGGGCTGTGGCGAGCCCATCCCCGAAGCCCGGCGCGAGGCGCAGCCGGGGTGCCAGTTCTGCGTGGCATGCCAAGCCCGTATCGAGAAAACCCAAAAGGGAGCGAAAGCCCGATGAGCTTCACAGACATGACATTCAGTTTCGAGGCCGTTCGCTGGCTGCTGCTATCCGCCATTGGCGTGTATGCGTGGTTCATCGGCCGTCAATCCGCCAGTGCTGCCGAGTTGCTGGAGCTGCGCACGCGCCTGACCACGCTGGAGGCGCAAATGGCCCAGGTGCCCAGCCAGGCGCAGTTGCATGAGCTGGTTGCCACGGTGGCGAGCCTGCGCGGCTCCATCGAAACGGTGGCCGCCCGCATTGAGCCGGTTGCGCGCAGCGTTGACCGCGTCGAAAACTATTTGCTGAACCAGAAATGACCAACTTCGCTGCATTCGTGGCGGAAGACCGCCGCCTTGTCATCCTGCGCGTGCTGGCCGAAATGCCCGCGTACCGTTCCAACTCGTTCCTGCTCCACACGCTGCTGGCGAAATGGGGCCATGAGCCCAGCACCGAGCAAGTCAAAGACGACCTGGCCCGGCTGCAGGAGCTGGAACTCGTCACGGTGGAGGTGGTGGAAAGCGTCCACATCGCCACACTCACCACGCGCGGCGCCGACGTGGCCGCAGGCCGGGCCACTGCGCCCGGCGTCAAGCGACCGGGGGCCTGACGCATGGGCCGCAAGTCCTCTGTCTCGCGCCTGGAGCCCGCCGCACGCAAGCACCTGGAAAAGCTGCTGCGTGAAGACCGGCTCACGCTGAACGAGCTGCTCGCCGAGATGCGCGAGAAGTTCCCCGCCGCTGATGTGAGCCGCAGCGGCATTCACCGCTACAAGGCCAGCTTCGGCGAGCTGGTGGGCCGCATGCGCGAGATCGAGACGGCAGCGGGTGCGCTGGTGGACGAGCTGGGCGATGGCGTGGGCGACAAGGCTGGCTCGCTGCTGGCCCAGGCCGTGACCACTCTGGCAACCAACGCCGCGCTCAACGCCCACAGCGCCGAAAAAGTCAGCATCAAGGAAGTCTCCGAGCTGGCCCGCGCTGCCCGCGCGGCCATGCAGGCCCGCACCATGAGCATCAAGGAGCGAGAAGCCATCGAAGAACACGCGCGCCGCAAGCTGCTCGCCGAGCAGCAGGCCAACCTGCAGAAGATCGCCAAGAGCCAGGGCATGAGCCAGGAGCAGCTCGACTTCTGGATCAAGGACTTCCTCGGGGTGCGTTGATGACCGCCGCAGTCAAGCCGCTCGCCAGCACGCTGCGCGTCGTCGAATGGGACGAGCTGCCGCCGCGCGCCCGCGCCATCCCGGCAAACTTCAATCCGGTGGCCGAGGGCGTGCTGATGCTGCATCAGCGCCAAGTGGTGAAGTTGCACCACTCCATCGTGGCCATCCCGAAAGGCCGCCGCACCGGCATCACGTTTGCGGTCATGCTGCGCAAGACGCTGGTTGCCGCCGCCAGCAGGGAGGCGGGCGGGGACAACGTCTACTACGTGGGCGACACCAAGGAAAAGGGCCTGGAGGCCATCGGGTACTGCGCCAAGTTCGCGCGCACCATCGCCAAGGCCCAGGGCGAGGTGTCGGGCATCGAAGAATTCCTGTTTGAGGACCAGGACCCGGAAACCGGCAAGACGCGCCATATCACGGCCTACCGCATTCGCTTCGCCAGCGGGTTCCAGGTCTGCGCCTTGTCCAGCCGCCCGGCCAACATCCGGGGTCTGCAGGGCCATGTGGTGATTGATGAAGCCGCGTTCCATGGCGACGTGCAGGGCGTGCTGGATGCCGCTACCGCGCTGTTGATCTGGGGCGGCCAGATCACGGTCATCAGCTCGCACAACGGCAAGAGCAATCCGTTCGCGCAGTTCTGCCGCGACATTGAGGCGGGCCGCTATGGCGAAGACGCCGCCGTGTTCACGGTCACATTTGACGACGCGGTGGCAAACGGCCTGTACGAGCGGGTGTGCTGGATGAAGGGCGAGACGCCCACAGTTGAGGGTAAAGCGAAGTGGTACGCCAAGATTCGCAACGCCTATGGCGTGCGCAAGGCGGCGATGCGCGAGGAACTGGATGCGATCCCGCGCGATGGCAATGGCGTATGCCTGCCCGGTGTATGGATTGAGCAGGCCATGACGCTGCCGCCAGAGCGTGTATTGCGTCTGGCGCTGGATGATGACTTCGCGTGCAAGTCTCCAGCAGAGCGCGAAGCATGGGCGGCGGATTGGATTGAGCGCAACCTTGCGCCTGCACTTGCCCAGCTTGATCCGCATGAGCGCCATGTGTTCACGCACGACTACGCGCGGCACCGGGACTTTTCGAGCTGGGGGGCTATCTCGATAGGCGATGGCATGCGCCGCCGCCTGCCCCTTGTTATCGACATGCACAAGGTGCCCTATGCCCAGCAGCGGCAGATCACCTGGTACGCCATCGAGCGCCTGCCGCGCCGCTGCGGCGGCGCGATAGATGCCACCGGATCGGGCGAGACTATGGCCGAAGAAACGGCGGACAAGTTCGGGCACAGCCACGTTCACCAGGTCAAGCTGACCCGCGCCTGGTATGGCACTTGGATGCCCAAGCTTGTGCAGGCCTTCGCGGACGGGATGATCGAAATCCCGGCCGATCCCAATCTAGCGCAGGACTTGCGCGCCATCGAAGAGGTGGACGGCATCGCCATGGTGGTCAAAGCCCGCCGCAAGGATGTCAAAGACCCCGACCTGTTCCGGCACGGCGACGGCGCCGTGATGCTATGCCTGGGCTGGTTCGCCACGCTCAACCTGAGCGCATCCATCGACTACATCCCCGTGCCCATGCACGCACGCGGGTTCGACAACATCTCCAGCTCGCACGCCGATCTGGACTTTCCCATGCCCGAGCCGGGCGGCTGGTGAGGAGCAGCAATGGCAAAACTACTTTCGCGCGTGGCGAAGGCGCTAGGTATTGGCAAGACCCTGGAAGAGCCGCAGACCGCGCAGCACCAGCACCTGCGCCGCGATATGCAGACGCACCCCACACGCGGGCTCACGCCGAGTAAGCTCGCGCAGATTCTTGACCAGGCCGAGCAGGGCGACCTGCAGGCGCAGTTCGACCTTTATGAGGACATGGAGGAAAAGGACGGCCACATAGGCTCCGAGTTGAGCAAACGGCGGCGCGCGGTGATCGTGGATTGGAGCGTGGTGCCCCCCGACAACCCGAGCAGCAGGGAGAAGCGGGATGCGGAGCAGCTCGCGGAGCTGGTAGGAGAGATTCCCGATTTCGAGGACGTGCTTTTCGACGTGACGGACGCCATTGGGAAGGGCTTTTCCTGCTCCGAGATTGAGTGGGAAAAGAAAAAATTCTGGCTCCCGAAGTCGATCACGCACAGGCCGCAGAGTTGGTTTGGCGTGCATCGTGGTTACCGGCAGGAGCTGCGGCTGCGCACCAACACGGTGGGGCCTGATGGCAGCGTGGGCGAGCCGCTGCAGCCGTTCGGCTGGGTGACCCACGTGCACAAGACGAAGA